GATATGATTATCAATGTTTAGAAACAGGTAATGTGTTTGAGGTGGAACAGAAAATGACAGATGATCCACTTGAAAGATGTACTTGTTGTAAAGAGAAATTCTTAGTCAAAAGGATACCTTCTAAGCCATTATTGGTCATAAATGGTGCAGGTTCAATGCCTGATCGTAAATTATACAAAGAATTGGATATAGATTAATGTTTGATTATTGCTCATTAGTACAGAAGAAATGTTCTTACGCCAGTAAGGTAAAAGACATCACCTATTGTGGGTTACACACAGGAAACAAAGAGCAAAATAGAGTAGATTATATAAAAGTATGTCCAAAGGAAAAAATTAAAAAGAGGAGATAGTTATGCCCTATCATTATGGAACAAAAAAGAAGAAGAAGAAAAAGAAAAAAGGGAAGAAAAAATGAAAGTGAAAGCACCAAGAGGGTATCACTTTATGAAAAAGAAGGGGAAGTTTAAATTGATGAAGAATCCAAAAGGTGGATATAAAAAACATAAAGGTTCTTCATTAACGATGAGTGTACCAGTAGTAAAAAAACATAGCTAATGAGTGACAAAAGTATATATAGCAAAGCCAACGGAGCAGGGAAAGGCGATGTGCCAAGACCTTTGAGTATATCTAAAAAAGAATACGAAAAGCGTTGGGAAAAGATTTTTGGAAAAAAGAAAAAGGACAAGAAATAATGTGGGATTTATTTAAAGATAAAAACGAATACAACGAAAAGAATATTATTGGCTTCTTGTCTTTTGCGTTGATGTGCGTATTCGGCATCGTGGATTTAGCAATGGGTATTATTGGAATAGAGCTAATGGTCAACGACTACATCTATAACTCGTTCGTCTGGGTTACACTCGGTTCATTTGGTATCGCAGGAGCAGAAAAAGTCTACAAGAAATGAGAAAGTCATTATTCAACGATCGCACCGTAAAGTCAAATGGTGCTAAAAAAACTCGACAAGGTAAAAGCAGTAATACTAAATACGGAACAAAAGGTTCTAAGAAGTATTATAAGAAAAAATACAGGGGACAAGGCAAATGAGTAATATCGAACTAAAGAAAGCCAATCAAATGGCTGCTATTGATTTATTGATTCACAATCCAGAGCTAAACAAAAAACAAATAGCCGAGAAACTACAAGTAAGCCCACGCACTATTCATAGTTGGTTTGCTGATGATAGGTTTGTTGATATGTATTATAAGAAATATATGATTTCTTTCAATGCCAAGCTACCGATGGTATTAAATAGTATGATTCGTGAAGCTGTTGAAGGGAATGTCCAGGCAGGGCGTCTGGTATTAGAGCATTCAGGGAAACTTGTTAGAAATATCAATGTAACTGTAGATAGTCCATTTGAGAAGTTCTTAAAAGCAGAGGAAATAGACGCAGAGGATATTATAGACGCCGAAAGCGAAGAGGTTTCAGAAATCATAGATACCCTTCCAGAAAGAAATCCTGTAAACGACAAACCGAAGAAGCGAGATATAAAAGAAAAGAAAGCAGTAGACCAGATTAAGAAAGGAAAGAAACCTTATAGACAAAAACGCCGAGAGGATAGAGCATCACGATATGCTTTATTGCAGAGAGCTAAGAAAGTAGGGTTAGATCCATTGCCATCAAGGCGTCCGACAAATAGTGAAAGGCGTAAGTGGTTAGAGAAGTTAGCAGAGTTAGAAGCTAAGCAAGACCATACTCGTCAGGCATAACATCATATTTTTCAAACATTTCTGACATTTCCATAGAAATAGACATCATATCATCAACGCTAATATCTTCCTGACAGATTTTTTTGTTTGGAGCAACCTTAGAACATACGAAACCCAACAAATCGTTATTTGCTTCAGATATTTTCTTTATCTGTGATACCATTTTGTATATTTCTTTTATTAAATCTTCCATTATATATCTACATTTCTTGCGAAGTTTGAAGATGCTGGCATCTTCTTACTACCTATAATACGCATTCTTGTTTTTAAAAGCGACTGTAATTTTTTTGCAAACCTATCTTTGAGCTTTGAAAACTCTTTTCCAAGCAATCTATCTTCTAATAGTATTGCATTGTTCTTTAATTCATCGCTGGTAAAAAACCATTTTCTGACTTTAGGATTTTTTCTTTTTGCATTTGCTTTACCAGTTAAATGAAACGCACCATAGTTTAGTCCTCTTTTAGATAACATTTGTGCATCTTCTGACTTTACAGTTACAGACATATCAGACTTGTTTGTTAATACTTTTGAAATACTTTTTTTCAAAGTTCCGTCAAAAACCATTATTGGATTACCACCCTTACCTAATGCTTTTTTATCTCTTCCGTATGTATAAGATAGAGGTTTGTAAGGTTCTCCATTAATATCCTTATTGTTTTTAAAGGATTTATCAACTTTCTTTTTTGCTTCTTTGCCTAATGCAAGAATTAAATTATTAAAAACCATTTCTTCCAAATTGGCTTTTTTTAATTTTTTGAAAGTTACATTACTCTTGACTGTTACCTTCATCGACTACCTCTACTTCATTCATTGATTTATTATCTGCAATAACTTGAATAGCATCTTCAATAGTTAAATCTCTATTTTCGTCTGCCAATAGTTCTGCTTGTGTAGTTAAGTTATGTTTTAATTTGTATTCATTTAACATAATCTTATCTTGCGTAGTCATAGGGTATTCAACTTCAGAGAAGTCTACTTTAAACTCAGATGGTTTCGGTAGACCTAAGCTGTTTATTTCTGATAAAGCATATTCTACTTTATAGAAATCTTTTTCGTATTGACGATATAATTCTTTATCATCGATAAAATCTTCGTGGCGTTCTAAGTCTTTAATCATTAAAGAAATACCACTTGGTACTTCACCACCAGATTGTGCGAAAGTAACAAATAGATGATTATTTAATGCTACTAACTCTATTTGCCATTTAATGTTTTCAATAACATCTCTTACGTTTCCTTCTGGAGATACAATGTCGTAATTACTTCCTTCAGGTAAAGTTAAAATTTCATCTGATCCTGCTCTTACATTAGAGTTGTCAGAAATAAGTCCAGTTACAACTGGTTGTCCAAACATTTGGAATCGTAGTCCTAATTGCATTTCAGTCATTGTAATATTGATATGCTCATTCGCAGATACTAAGTCTGACGCACCTTCTACAAAGAAAGAATCTAACTGTTCTTCTCTGTGAGAGAAAACAAAAGGCAATATACCTAAGTTGTGTTCTATTTCTTCAATAATGTTTCCATTATCATCAAACTTAATATGTCTATCTTTATCCCAATAAGCATACATTAAATCATTTGTATCAGACAAGTCTGCGTGTCCGTGCATCATAGGATATACAATAGCTTCAGGTCTGTATGGATTGTCACCAAAGTATGGTTCAAAGTAATAAATAGGACGATACTCAAATCGTTCTTCCATTTCATCATACATTACATAAGTTGCACAAGTACCAAGCAAACGAGTCATTCGTTCCATTTGTTTCATACGAGCATTCTTAACTGATGAAAGCTCTACATACTTATCATTGACATTTCTCTTAGCACCGATAGTATAAATTTTTGACATACGATTTACAAACTTCTTTACGATGTTTGTATTGTAGTGTGGGATTTCTTGGAAGGCGTCAGATTTAAAATACCCTTCAATGTATTGTTCGGTTAAAGAACCAGAATAGTAATCTAAAAACTTTCTTACCTCTTCTCTACGAGCTTTTGCTTGTTCTTCTTTAAAATTGCTTAGTGAATCTTTTATAATCTCTTGTGGGGTTAAAAACATTTAGCGTTCCTTTTATCTTGGTATTCTTCCAACGAAATTACTTCTAATTGGAAATCTATTCAAGACAAAATATCTAAAAGCATCACAACCGTGTTCATAGAAGCCATCTTTGATTGGATTGTTAGAGATAGCTTTTCCTTCTACTGCTTCTGGGAATCTATATCCTTCGAAATCTTCAGCTATACCTACACACCTTTTATCTATTTTTATCCTGCGTAATCCGTCTGCGTTTTCAAAAAATCCACGACAATAGCTAACACCAGATTGTATATCTCTGGATAATTTATCCATACGATACTCAACATAAATTCCGTGCTTTCTAAAAATATGAATATCTCCCATACCAGATTGTCCTTGTACGAAACTACCTGCTGGATCACCATAGTAAGTAATAACTGGATAATTCTTTTTCTTAATCATTTCAGCTAACTTATCTGTGGGAATATTGCGTTCGTGAATTATTTCATCAATAATATTAATATGCCAATTACCATCTTGTTTAAATGTTTGAAACCATAATACTGATGGCATTCTAAATCCAAAGTCCATTGAACAATAGGTAGGTAAGTTTTCATTATATGGAACATCGCCCATATCTTTTTCTCTATCAAATGGATATACTCGTCCTTCCATAGAAGTAAACTTTGCTGCGAACTCCTGGTCAAATAATTCTTTGGACATATTTCTTTTTCTTTCCATCAAGAAAGAATCTTTTTCGCCTTTCGGAAATGCGTGTTCGTTTTCCCAGCTTGGAGATTGTACACTATACCATTGAGGATCTGTTTGCCCTAATAAGTATAAGTCATATATCCAATTAAACCCTTCAGGCGTAGTAATAAAAATAGCTTTCCCTTTTCTGTCAATAAGAGTAGGAGATAAATACATATCCCAAATCTTTCTTGGCATCTTTGCTGCTTCGTCAATAATTAATAAGTCTACACCTTCACCAACAAGAGAGTCTGGATTTTCGCAAGACATACCTTCTACGGTTGTTCCCCACTTGAATTTGATATACTGTTCTTTTTCTGATGCTCGTTCAATATCGTTTGCTTTCCCTGCTACCATATCTTTCCATACTTCACGAAACATTAATCGTGATTTCTTATAAGATAATCCAACAAGCCAAATCTTTTGATTGGGTTGTGCTGCATAAAATTCTGCTTCACGATACGCTGCAGTAGTTTTTCCATATCGTCTACCACAAATATTTACAAAATATGAAGCACCTTTCTTCTCTGGAAAGTGTAGTTTACGCTGACCTGCGTGAGGTTCGTAGTTCATATAATCGAACCACTTTTGCTTGAACTCAAACTCTTTTATTTTCTTTGACATTCTAATTGTCATTAATTTAATTCATATTTAACTTAATACCATATAATAATCCACTTAAGGAGTAAAAATGTCTGAAGAAACACAGAATACAGCCATAGAGGAAGCTGTAAAAGAACCTCAAGTCAATAAAGACGAAAAAAAGTTAGATCAAGCTGTTCCATACTCTCGATTTAATGAAGTTGTGAAAGAACGCAATGAATTAAAATTGAAAATGGAAAATATTAATCTCGAACAGGAAGAGCAGCGTAAAAATAGTTTAGCAGAGCAAGGGGAATATAAAACCCTACTTTCTGAAGAACAGAACAAGAATGCAGAGTTGTCGAAGCAATTCGAAGAAATGTCTACTGCATTTAATGGTTATGTTACAGAAGAAAGAAACGCCCTACTAAATCAAATTCCTGAAAGTAAGCGAGAAAAATTTGAGAAGGTAGAGGATTTAACACTTCTCCGAACTATTACTGAAGAGTTCAACCAGAAAGCTGGTGTGAATGTCGGCAATGTAGAAAACAAAGTTGATGTTCAGAAATTTAAAGGCAACCCCTTTGAGAAAATGAGTTCCAGTACGCAGAGAAGAGAAACGCACAGCGATATGTTAAGTCACTATCTTAAGAAAAAAAGATAAACTTTAAATTCCTTAGGAGGAAAATAAAATGGCTGACGGAAATGTAACAAAAACAACAGCTGCCAATTTTATCCCAGAAATGTGGAGAGATGCTATCCTTGACTACGCAGAAAGAAAATTCGTTCTTCGTAACCAAGTGCAAGACTTCTCATCTATGTTAGCTGGTGGTGGCGACATTCTTAACATACCTAAAGTAGCTGAAGAAACAGCAGCAGCAAAATCTGCTGGTTCTGCAGTAACTTACCAAAATAACACAGACGGTGTTATTCAATTAACAGTAGATCAACATCATTACGAAGCGAAAAGAATCGAGGACATCGTAAGAGTTCAAGAATCTGCAGACCTATTTAATGCTTATGCACAATCAATGGGTTACGCTTTAGCTAAAAAAGTTGAAAACTATATTGCTGCATTGATACAAACTGCATCAGGCAACGATGTTCAATTAGCTGCTGATGACACAATGACAACTGCTCTTGTAAGAAGTGGATTAGAAAAACTTCTTGATGCAGGATATGACTATGGCGATGGCAATACATTTATGTATGCTTCTCCAAAAGCGTATATGTCTTTACTTGGATTAGGGGACTTCACAGAATCTCAAAAAAGAGGAGATGCTGAAAACCCAAATGTGACTGGAAGATTAATTTCTGCTTATGGTATGGAATTATACCCAAGCACAGACTGGTCTGAAGGTGGTACATCATCAACAGAAACAGCTTCTATTTTTAGAAGTGAATCTATTTATTTTGCTCAACAAGTAGCTCCAAGAGTTCAATCATCATACGATATTGATCACTTAGCAACTTCAGTTGTAGCAGATGTATTATTCGGTGCTGCGTTATCGCACGCTGCGAATAGCACATCATTAGGTATTGTCAACTTCAACAATGTTGACTAATAACTAAGATCGCTTAAATATAGGGCTATTTTCGGATAGCCCTGTATTGCGTACCAAAAAATAAATTAAAGGACAGATATGGCTAATTATACCTCAACTCATAGTGGAGCTGTAATTGATGCAGCAGTAACAAAGATAACTGCGACTTCATCATCAGCAACAGAACTCAACATCTTAGATGGCGTTACGGCAACTACTGCTGAACTTAATATCTTAGATGGTGTTACATCTACAACAGAAGAACTCAACATACTTGATGGCGTGACTGCGACAACTGCAGAAATAAATTATATAGATGGCGTTACATCTAATATACAAACACAACTAAATTTAAAAGCTCCTTTAGCAGGAGCAAGTCTTACAGGGACAACTTCTTTTCAGAACTTATCTGACGGAACTATAACAATAACTGCATTTGCAGACGAAGATGATATGAGTTCCAATTCTGCAACATTGATTCCAACGCAACAATCTGTCAAAGCGTATGTAGATACTACTGCTCAAACAACTGAAGAAGTTCAGGATATAGTAGGAGCAATGTTCTCAAGTAATACGGAATCAGGTATTACCGTTACTTACGAAGATGGAGATGGTACAATAGATTTATCAGTAGCTACACAATCAGATAATAATTTTACAACAACTTTAAAGAATAAATTAGATGCTATAGAAGCAAGTGCAACAGCCGATCAGACAGCTTCTGAAATAAGAACGCTTGTAGAAAGTGCATCTGACTCTAATGTATTTACAGATGATGACCATTCTAAGTTAAATGCTATTGAAGCAAGTGCTACTGCTGACCAAACAAATGCAGAGATTAGAACTGCAGTAGAAGCAGCATCAGATTCAAATGTCTTTACTGATGCAGACCATAGCAAACTGAACGCTATCGAAGCAAGTGCAGATGTAACCGATAC